CGCGATTGCTCGGTCAAGTTGAATGATTCCGGTGCAAATGGATTCTTCGTGCCGGCTGGGATGTCGCTGGTAGCACGACCGGATGGCGCACCACTGCCTTGCGGCTTCGGTTGCTTTTGCATCCAAGCTGGCAGGTTGGCCTTGGCCCATTCGGTAACAGGCGTGCGCTGGTAGCCGTTGACGACGACAACGGTGCCATCAGCGTCCCGCTCGATCTGATCAGCGGTCAGCTTGGTTTTTAGCACCATGTCTGGATCATGCACGATCTCAGCCAGTGCGGTAGCGGCTGGGGCGATCAGCTCAAGCTCTCGGACGCGGGCTTCAAGTTCAGCGATGCGCTGGTCCTTCTGCGCCGTCGCCTCACGGTACTGCTGCTCCAAAGCTTCGCGGGCTTCGGCGTACTTGCCTTTGGATTCAAGTTCGGCCTGCTCAGCGCGACGCTTGAACTCAAGGAGCTCTTCGACATTGACCCCATCCGGCGCCTTTGACTTCTTGGCGGCACGCAGCTCAGCGATCAGCTCAGCATTTTTGCGCTCCAGTGCTTCAACGCTACGCTGCAGCGCTTCGGTATTATCACCCCCGGTAGCCGCAGGCTCCTGGGTGTTCAGTTCATCGGACATGGATAACCCGCAGGGTTAGTTACCCTTGCAGTGTATCGACGCTTAATAGATGGAGTTCATCAAACAGGATCCTGCAGGCCTTGGCTCACGCGACCTGCGGCATGTACTGTCGGACGTGATTGACATCGACGAGGACGGCAATGCCGTCGGCGTGTTCGCTGCTGTCGGCAACCTGCATCTGTCCAGGGTGGTCGCCATCGCCCGTGATGAGGACGGCGACCTGCTGCTGATCACGGATCACGCGCAAGAGCTGATGGAACAGCTTGACAGCTGGGATGACTTCGTAGCGGGCTGATCAAGCCTTGCGGCGTCGTGTTGCGCCGGCGCGGCGCTTGGATTCCATGCGCCGCACACTTGCTGCCGCTGCTTGATACACCTTGACGTTGTACCGGATGGCTTTAGCGCCGGCATCAGTGCGCTTGCCGAGGCCACGGGTGCTAGTGCGGCCACCGGCCAGCATCTTGGCTTCACGCGCCCGGCTGGTAGCGGCTTTGTAGTTGGCCTTAGCCTTGCGACCGGCCGCTACTTGATTTTTCATGCCACCCGCTGCCTTGCCTTTCCTGCTAGCGGTAGCGGTGCTGGCCTTCGGTGCCGGGCGTGATGCGGCCACTTGCGCACGCTGCCGACCGAGCGCACCAGAATATGCCTGGGTTGCCGATCGGCGCTCATCTGATTTTGTGCGTCCAATGTTGCCGGTCTTGCCGCCACGCAGACCTTTTGTCACCTTCGTCAGGCCAGCCTTTGCTCCGGCAACTTGCCGGCTGGCATAGCGCTTTCCTTTTGGTCCGGCCGTTTCCTTAAACTTACCGCCAAATGTGGATTCTGCGGCTCTAGCCTTTCCCGCTGCCGCCTTGTATTTGGCCTTGGCTGTGCGGCCTGCAGTCGCCTTGCCAACCTTGCCTCCGCGACCGGAAAACGCCTTACCGCCGCTGGCTTTTTTGCCTCCGCCGCGTTTGCCACCACCGCCACCACCGCCACCGGCGAAGCGGCCATTAGCGTCTCTTTTGTAGGTGCGGGCCATGGTCGTTATGGATTCATGGTTACAGTCTATCGAATGCGCTTGCCGGCCTCAGATAGCGCTATCGCTATCGCCTGCTTGCGGCTTTTGACCTTTGCGCCTTTGCCTGGGCCTGGTTTGCCGGTCTTCAATGTGCCTCGCTTGAACTCGCCCATCACCTTCGCTACCTTGTCCTGTTTCTTCTTGGCCATCGGTGGCATCACACAGCTGCGGTAATGCTAACCCGGTCCTGCTGTACCACATGCCGGTGCCATCAGGCTGCAGCACATACCTAGCTTCAATGCCATTGCGCACCATAAACTCAGTGGCGCGGCGTCCATCAACGTAGGTGTATTTAAGATCCATAACGCTTACGAAGCTGCGCCAAGGTTAGCTCAGAGCCATCATCACGCACCATTTTGGCGATAGCATCCCTCGGTCCGTACTTATCAGACAACCGGCGGAAATAGTCAACCTTGCCGGCGCCTAGGATCTCGGCCTGCTGATCCTTTGGTTGCTTGGCCAGCCATTCGCCGTAGGTGGTACCAGCTGGCACCATGCCACCAGCTGCAGCGCGTCTACCCTCCGGCGGTGGCGGGATGCCAAGGCCTTTGTAGTCGATCACCGGCACGGTCGTTGATCTGCAGTTGAAGTGTTGCGGCGGCATCGGCCCACGGCCGTAGTCAAACTCTCGCCCATCCAATGCACGACAGCGGCTGCTGGTGCGGCCATCCAATGTGGCCACATAGCGATACTTGCTAGTAATGTCTTGGTTCGCTTCATAGACCTGTTGGCTAGCAGCATTAGAGACTTGATTGATGCTAGTACGTACAATCGTGCGCACTTGATTGTTGGCCATCTTGGTAAGCTCGCCGCCAGCTGCTGCAAGCTGTCGCGGTGTCATCGCCTCCTGTCCAAACTCAAGCTGCCCGATCAGGCGGCGTGCGATAGCCGGCGTCGGCTCACCAGTCAACAGGCCATTGCGTACAACTTGCGAAAACCGCTCCGCTTGGCTGGTAGCAAGGCCGCGAAATGCCTTGGTCACTACCTCGCCATTCGGCAGTGTGATCGTGGCACCCTGCGCGGCGGTCAGGTTGAATACACCAGTGCCGACCTGTCTTGCCAATGCCTCGGCGCCATACACCGAGCGGTATAGGTCATCGCTCAAGGCGACCACATTGATCTGCGTTGGATCAGTGGTAACAACCGCTTGCGCAAACTGCGGGCTGATCTCAACCGTGCGCACAATGTTGCGCTCACCCGGCGGCAATGCACGCCGCAGTTGATCAGTGACAAACTCAGACTGCAGCTGCGCGATGCCCTGCAGCTCGATCGCGGTGACTTCCGACGCATCACCGGCCCATCCGTCAAGGCTTGCCTTCAGCTGCGCCAGGATCGCCCGCAGCCTGGTCGCCTTCACCGGTGCTGCTAGTTCGTCAATCGTGCGCAGTTGATTGGTTGCATCAATAATGATGTCGTTGTAGGCATTGATCAACCGCCGCGCCACGCTATTGCTGTAGCGGTTGAGATCAATCGCATTGCGGTAGAAGGCGGCTGGTGTATCGCTCATGCGCTGACATCCATGTCCTCCATGTCGGGCGATTCGGTTGGGATCATGTCGGTCTCAGCTACGCCCTCCGGTTGTTGCATCTCAATCAACCCGCCATTCTGCGTGGCCTCTAGTTCTTCCTCTACATCGAAGTCATCACCCAGTACCTCACCTTGCGCCAGCTGAGTCAGCAGTGTCTCTTGCGTTATGGTGCCAGCGGTGTAAAGCTGCAGCAGTGCATTGATGTCGGCTGGATCTAGCCTGCTGCCGAGGAAGTCGCGATTAACGTAGCTGCTGCCGGCATTGGTGCTGTTCAGGTACTGCGCATGAAATGACAGGCAGTTGTCGATCATGTCCTGCACCTGCTGCGCGATCACCATCATGGTGCTATCGCCTTGGCTGCGATCGATGCGCTTTGCCTCGGCGGTCTCGGCGCTCAGCTTCTGGCCAAGCACTGCCGACAAGCCCAGCTCATTGATCTGCTGCGCCAGTTGCTCCAGTCGGCGGAACTGCGCATCAAATGCACCGGTCGGCGGTGCGATGTATTCAGCACGTCCTTCAGCCGGAAATGCAATCGCCTCGCCGGGACCAGCTGATACTTCCTCGGTGCTACTGGGGAAACCGAAGAATGCCAGCATCGGCACCGCGCTGATGTGCAGCTGGTTATCGAGGTCGCTCTGCGCTTGGTATGCCTTCAGGTTCAGCTCAGCGATGTCCTCAAGCGGCGGCCGTGATTCCATCAGCCCAACACGATTCGCGTATGCCACCGCAAATGGGATGCGATCGAGGCTGGTAGTGCCTTCGTCGTACAGCTCAAAGCTGTTCTTATCACCCTTGCGGTGCAGCTGATAGCCGCCAGGTGTCAGCAGCCGCACTTGCTCTACGGTCTTCTCGCCATACAGTCCATCAGGCTCTACCACAGATTCCAGCAGTCGTAGTTGCGTCAGCTGCTGCTGCCCATCGATCAGCTCAGTGCGCCAGCCGAGAATCTCACGCGGGGTGTAGCTCACCCAGTACGGCCGGCCATTCTGCCCTGCCGCTGGTGCATCTACCAGTACGCCAACATGCCCATAGCGGATCAGCTTACGGGTGGTTTCATACGTCCAGATGTTGAGGTCATTACCCTGTAGGTCAACATCAAACAGCTGCTCGCGGATGATGTCATCTACATCATTGAGCACTACCGGCTTGCGGGTCAACATACCAGCAAGCATCCGCTCTAGCCGCTGGAAGTACGGCGGGCATACGCTACGCGCTAGGC